GGATAGATCACCGCTGCCGCCTTATTTGTGGTCGCGTTGTCAATTTCTGCAAGCCGGGTGTCAGGCCCAAAGTGCCGCAATATAGGCGGCAAAAACCGCCCCTCGCCGCCGCTGTTTAGGTAGTTCAACGCGGCCTCGGCGAATGTTGCGGTTGCTTTTTTCCCAAGCGATGCACGTTTGAGGGCTTGGGCTTCGGTCCTGATCCTGATGGCGTCCGCCGCCCGCCTGTCGCTTGTGCCAGTGCTTGCGTATATATTTGATCCGGCAACGCTGCCCCTGAGGTAGTAGTTGCCCTTGCCGTTTCTGAGTGTGAGCTTAAGGGGCATGTTTGCAATCCTTCAAAAAATGCAGCGGCGAGGTGTTCGCGCTGATAAAGTATGCGATCCCGGCCCCGCACTTTCAACCATGTAAGCCGCCCGGATTTGCGCGCGTTATCAAGCGCGCTGCGGCTTGTGTTGACCCCTTGGGTTTTCAGCCATGCGAGCGCCTGCGCGGTGTTGAGGTTGGCGCTCGCCTGCAATAGGTCGAGCGCGCTCATTGCCGCGCCTCGCGCCCGATCATGTATCCCGTGAGCAATATGAGCCCGATCAAGAGCGGCACCCAAAGCCCGCTGCCGTTGATAAGCAGGACGGCGGGTTGAGCGCCTGCGGTGATTTCTGAGCTTAGATCATATTCCATTGGTAAAACCTCATTTTTTCTGAGGTCTAAATTTCACACTAAAAGGTGTCCGTCAAGTTATTTGGTGTGCATCATCTTTTTCTCATAATGTTGCGCCGCTCAACTTAAGGGCTGTTGACGTATTATTATAGTACCGTTAGTGGTGAGGTGTTCACTCATAAAGGTTAGAAATAAATAATAATGTCAGAAACGCCATCCTTGGAAATATACGACGAATGGCCTGAGCTGAGTGGTCTTGAGCTTCGGCATTTGGCCGCGTGTGATAAACTGACCGTAGGCCGGTCTGATGATGAGGTTGATCAAGCTGTTGATCAGGTCGAGGCGCTCGCCGCCCGTGAGGTGGGCGCTTAAAAGCTCGCTGCGCTGGCTTACGGCTTGCGCAGCGCTTACGGCCTAGCCGTCAAGCTCGCGCATGGTTGCGGATTTCATGAAGGCCTCAAGCCCCTCATCTGAGAGCTTGCTGATCGCCTTGATTAGCCTGATCCGCGCGGGCGTGATTTGCCGCTCTGATGTGATGAGCGTTAGCGGTATATCAAGCACATCGCAAACCGCCTGAATATTGGCGAAACTAATCATCGTTTCGCCGCGCAGGTATTTGCCCAGCACGTTGACGCTGAGCCCTGCGCGTTGAGATATTTCCGACGCGCTCAAATCTGATAGTGCAACGGTGATTTTCATATTTATCCGAGCGTTATCAATCTTGCGCGCGGTTTTCTCGCTTACCATAACTATTAGTCCTTAAAAAAACTGAGAATCAAATTCTCAGGCATTTTCTAACACTAAAGAGTGAAGCGATCAACAAAATGCGGCATTTTCTCACTATTGGGTTAAAAGCAGGGTTGTGTTCACCTTTAAAGGTGATAACGTCACCCTAATGTTAACCGGATAGGATTTGATGCAATGTCAACACCCCCTCGAAACCCCGAAACGCCCCTAACAAATGAGTTTCGGGATTGGCTTTCGCTGGCAATCCGGCGGCTTGGTATATCGCCTTCGACGGTATCCCGTGCGATCGGCGCGGGCATCAATTCTGTTGGTGTCTTTCTGCGCGATCCTAAGCGCGATGTAACCCTTGCCCGCGCGGCTCAGCTTGAGCGCTATCTGAGGATGCGCGCCGAAACCGAAAATATCACCCTGCCGCGTATCGGCGAAAAAGCTAAAAAGGACTGTTCAAGTGTATGATGTGACTTTGAGACTAGGCCCGCGTGAGCGGCGGCAGATTGAAAGGCTCGCCCGTGAGCATAATGACATTGTTGGCGACCTGCCGCCGGTATCGGTTGATGAAATGGCGCTTTCGCTTTTGCAGGCTCACCTCATCCTGTTGAAGGATTGCCCGGCCATCCTGCCCGCTGGGCGCGGCTCTGTGTCTGGCAGCGGCACGGGTTCCAAGCTTATAGGGGCGCATGGTGTGAGCCTGTCGGGTGGTCAAAATGGCTGATCGAAACGCGGTGCCATATGATCTTGATGGCCGCAAGGTTGCGCGGCGGCGGCATGACCCCAAAAGCCCTGATTGCCCCGCGCATTTGCGGCGCATTTGCGGGGTTTGCACGGCCTTTCCTGTCGCTAACTTTCGCGGGGCCGGGCCTCAGCGCTGCCCCCGCTTTGGTGTCGATGTTGAACCTATGCGCAGCGCGGCAAAATGCGATCAGTTTTCCCGCCGTTAGGTTGGGGTCTTTATGTTTTTTGGAAAAATTCTGGAGTTTATCGAAATGTTAAAAGGGACTGAAAATCTGCCGCAAACCTGCGGCAGCGTGATCCGGGCGGGCCTTAGGGTTACTGACGACGAAATGATTGCCGTTGAGCGTGAGCTTGTCGGCGAATTGAGCGTGGGCGGCGTGAGCTATGTGACGCGAGATTACCGTACGGCAATTGTTTATGGCATGGGGCCTTGCGGCAAGACGTTTCACGCGCGCGCTCTCGGCTCTGCTTTGGGGTGCGAGCCGGGCGTTGTTTTGGACTTGGGTGGTGTTGGTTGTCCGGGCTCATTAATGCCCGGCGGCTTGCACTTCGCTCAAGCACGTCCGGGGCGCGATGATGTGCCTGATGATGTTTTGGTTGTTTCGATTGACGCGGCGATGGGTGCCGCAATTGCATTGGGAAAAATCTGATGGCGGGTTCTATGAATAAGGTCATATTGATTGGCCATCTTGGCCGCGATCCTGAGGTTCGCAGTTTTCAAAATGGCGGCAAGGTTTGCAATTTGCGCCTCGCCACGTCTGAGAGCTGGAAGGATCGCAACACCGGCGACCGCCGTGAAAAAACAGAATGGCACTCAATCGCCATTTTTCAGGAAGGCCTTGTGCGCATCGCTGAGCAATACCTTAAAAAGGGCTCGCTCGTCATGATTGAGGGCAAGCTTGTCACGCGCAAATGGCAGGATCAATCGGGCGCTGATCGGTATTCAACGGAAATTGTATTGCAGGGCTTTGACGGCAGCTTAGCCATGCTTGACAAGCTGCCCGCCGGTGGCGGCTCAGGTGGCGGCGATGGGTATGGCTCAGGCTCGCGCGGCGGTGATGATGGCAGCTCATCGGGGGGCGGCTCAGGCGGCAGCTCATCGGCCTCAAGCTCGCGTGATCTTGATGATGAAATTCCGTTCTGAGAGGGCGATTTTAATGGATAATTTTCAAAAAACGGCGATCATTCTAGCTATGCTGATGTGCGGCTTTTTCGCGGGTTGGTGGACATATGTTTACCATGACACTGTGACGCTTTGCTTGGAAATGCGCGGCTCGTATTGCTCCGGTTACCGCACCAGCCCGGCCAAGTAACCCCCGCCGGGCGCGGTCGATCCGCGCCCGGCTATCACCCTAAAACTGTAATTTCACCTTGAGGCCCCCTTATGGCTCTGCCCCATGATCCCCGCATTGATTTGGCTAAAACCCGCACTATGCGCGAGGTTGTTGAAAAGCTGCATATCCCTGACTTATCAAATGTCAGCGGCGAGCTAACCGGGCCTTGCCCCGCGTGCGGCGGCGTCGATCGGTTTTCGGTCAATGTCAAAAAGGGTGTTTTCCGGTGCCGCACATGCGCCCCTAAGGGTGGCGATGCCTTGGCGTTGGTTCAACACGTCCTATCAACGGATTTTATGGGCGCGATTGAGTTTCTTGAGGGTGAGCGCGGCCTTGAGATTGATCCGGCTGAGTTGGCCCGCCGCGAGCGCGCCAAGGCCGATGCTCAAAGAAAGTCAGATGAGGAAAGCGCGCGCTATCGCGCATATGCAAAAGAACAGGCGCGCAAAATTTGGCTCACAGGCCTGCCCTTTGCAGGCTCGCCCGCCGCTGATTATCTAGCGGGCCGGGGCGTCGATCTGAGCCCGCTGCCGTACTCGTTTGCGTGTTTCCGGTATCTGCCCGCGCATCCCTACGTGGTTAAGGTGGCCAACCGCCGCCGTGAGCTTCATTGCGGCCCTGTATTGCTCGCCGCAATACAGGGGGCGGATGGTCGATTTTCTGCGGTGCATCAGACTTGGTTTGATGCCGCCGCCCCCGGTCAAAAGGCTATAATCCGGGATCTCGAAACTGGCAAAATTCATAATTCAAAATTAGTCCAGGGTAGCAAAAAAGGCGGTGCAATTCGCATCACCGGCACGGCTTGCGCTGATGCCTTGGTGATGGGCGAGGGGATTGAAACAACCGGCACCGCGCTTGTTGCTGATGCCGTGGTTGGCGCGTCCTATTGGGCGGGCGTCGATCTTGGAAATATGAGCGGCAAGCAAACGGGCCGCAATTCGGGCTTGCCCGATCTTACCGATAGCGAGGCATTTCTGCCGCCCTCAAATGTGATGCGATTTATTCACATTCAAGATGGTGACAGTGAGCCGGTTAAGACGCGCGCGCAGCTTGAGGCAGGCTTGCGCCGCGCGATGAATGCCAACCCATACCTGCGCGGCCATATAGCGCACGCGGGTAGTGGTGTTGATCTAAATGACTTAGTGCAAGGCAAATAAAATGAGCAAGTATGATCAAGTAAACAGCGCCTTTGAGGGTGCGGATGAAATTTTGCCTGCCGGGGTTTCTCGTGATGGTGCGCCTGCGCGCCCCCGCACCCCCCATGATGGCGACCCCGACATCAGAACGCCGCAAGAGGTTGCTGAGGAATGTGGGGGCCTGCCCCTCAATGACTACGGCAACGGCAAGCGCTTCACGGCTTACTTTGGGGCTGATGTCCTCTTTATCCCCCGTGTTGGTTGGTTCGTATGGGATGGCCGGTGCTGGGCTCAAGATGATGATCAGCTTGAGGTGCGCCGCTTGTCTCAACAGGTATCGGCCAAGGTTGCCGGTGAGGCTGAATTTATTCGCCTTGAGGATTGGGAAGTCGAAAAAATAGACAACGCTGAGCCCGCGCGATCCGCTGCCGCCGTGATCCGTGAAACGCCTGCCGCCAAGCGCACGGCGTCTGAGAAATCGCAACTCAAGGATTTTGAGGCTCAGATTGATATAGCGGATGATCTGAAAAAGAAACTGTCAGGGATGCGGCGCGGGCATCACTCGCACGCCAAGGCGGCAGGCAATACCGGCCCGATCAATAACATGATGCGTGAGGCTCAGGTTGATGTTTACAAGCCTCTAAAATCGCTTAACGAAAATAAGATAATGTTCAACACTGAGAATTGCGTTTTGGCGTTTGTCGAGGGTGAGCATCAGGTGACGGGGCGGCGCGCGTTTACTCTTGAGCGTGAGGATCACCGCCGCGATTTGTACCTCACAAAGATGATGCAAGTTGAGTATGACCCGGCGGCAACCTGCCCGCAATTTGAGGCTTTCCTTGAGAGCGTCTTGCCCGCCCCTGAGCTGCGCGAATTTATTCAGCGGTGGTTTGGGTATTCGATCACGGGGCTCACAACTGAGCATAAGCTTGCGTTTCTGTACGGCAGCGGGCGCAACGGCAAATCAACGCTGTTAGAGCTGATCGCCCGGATTATGGGGGCCTATGCGGCGAGCGTTCCGATTGAGAGCTTGAGCGGCACCGAACAACGCAAGGGCGGCGATGCAACCCCTGACTTGGTGCGCCTGCCCGGCGCACGTCTTGTGCGCGCGTCTGAGCCTGAGCGCGGTACAAAGATGCGTGAGGCCTTGATTAAGCAACTCACGGGCGGTGCTGATATTTTGGTGCGGCGCATGATGCAGGAATTTGTTGAGGTAACGCCTGAGTTTTCCCTTACGATCGACGGCAACTATAAGCCCGAAATCCGGGGTACTGACAACGGCATTTGGGCGCGCGTGCTTTTGGTGCCTTTCCTTGTGTCAATCCCTAAAGAGGAAATTGACCCATTGCTGCCCGAAAAGCTTTGGAAAGAGCGCGCGGGCATATTCAATTGGCTTTTGGCGGGTTGCAAATCTTGGCTAGAGGATGGCTTGCAAGTGCCTCAAATCATCACTGATGCAACTCAAGCTTACCGTGAGGAAAGTGACCCGATACTTGAATTTATTCAGGGGTGTTGCGAGGTGACGGGCTCAGATGAGGACTTTGAGCGCGCCAAGGATATGAACGACGCCTTTCTGTGGTGGCAGGCAAACACCAGCTCAAGCGATCCGTGGGGTAAGCGCACGATCTTTAATCACCTCAAGGATAAGACTGATTTTTTCAAAACAAAGGATGGCAAATCATTCCGGCACGACAAGAGCAATCACACGGGTTGGCGCGGCATTAAGCTGACTGATGAGTTCAAGTTGAACCGTGATAACGCTGATGCTGATGATCGCTATTCGGGCGTGAGCTGACCTCCTACCGCCTGCCCTTAGCGCCCATTGCCGCAAAGCCCTGCCCTCACCGGCGGGGCTTTGCGCGTCGATCGCCACGCCATCCCCGCACCCCTTTCTTAATCGCCAACCCGCCCTAATCCCTCAGGCGTTGTGAAAAAATAGGGGGCGAGGGCAAAAATTCCATCGGTAAAGAGCGGCGATTTTTTGGGGTGATGGGTTCAAAAATGGGCCTGAGGGGGCGTTTCGGGCGGGTGTTAATCCCAAGTTTGGGATTAGTGGGCATGATTTGGGATTAGGTTGGGATTAGTAAATTAGGGGTTTGGGGATGAAAATCACCTTAAAACAATGACTTAACCTTATAGTTGGGACTAAGGGCCTTTGGGACTATGTTTCGCGGTAGCTGGCACAATATGCGCGAGTATTATTCTTACTTATTTATTCTCTTATGTATTCAGGGAAAAGTTAGTCCCATAGTCCCAAATAGGGTTAAAAGGTCTAATAATTAAGTAAAATCAAAGGCTTAAGCTTGGGACTATCAAAAATAGCTAATCCCAAGCTAATCCCATAGTCCCAAATAGAAAGTTGAATTGAGGGTGAGAAAACCTTTTACGGTGAGCTAAACACAATATATAGTGATGGTAAGCGCCCTGACGGCGCTCATCTTGTATTTTAAGGGGCATGATATGACGCAAGCGGCAGCACGGGCGAGAGCTGAGAAAATGAATATCCACATCATCAACACATTGGCGGCGCGGCGGGTGCTGATCGGTATCGGCATGGGCGAGCGCGCCCCGGCGGGCGCGGCGCGCTCGCCCTTCGACTTGGTGCAGGTATCCGATGATGTGCAACACCGCGCGGCTGATGGCTCGCCGCTCACGGTTCAGGTGCCTCTCACGCGCCCCGGATTTAGCACCGCTCGCCGCCGCCTGCCCGTTGTGCTGAGCCGCATGGTTGCTGTTGACCCTCGCCGCATGGCGGCTGAGCGGTACGCTTACGCATCCGAAAAGGTGGGCTCTATTGCGGGCGCGTCCTCTGAGGGGGCAAAGGCTGATGGTGGGCCAGCTACCAATGATGGCGGCGTGACAACGCGCATCGCTCATGCCGGTGTGATCCGTGCCGTTGAGCGGGTGCTTGCTGAGGCGGGTGACGTGCTATCGCCAAAGCGCAGGGGCGGGTGCGCCGATCGCCGCGCAATCACTGCCCGTGAGCTAATGGATGCGATATGCCTTGAGGGTTGCGATATGAAAGCGGTGTTGACGCGCGCGCAGTGGTCCGGGCAGCGTCGTGATGTTGCGGCCCTGAGCGCTCAGGCTGAGCTGATCCTTGAGGGGATGGCGCGCGCCTTGGGGTTGGTCGATCCCGCCGCTCGCCTGCCGGGGAATAATACCGCCCTTAGCATTTGTATTGCACAAAACAAAAACTGAGCAACGTGATACCTCAACTGCGAATAATTGACAAACTTAGGCAACTCACCTTATAAGGTTCATTACTTGATTAAGGGTGTGTCTCACGGGAAGCGCCCGCGCCGGTTCGCCGGGGCGGGCGCTTTCGCGTTGAGGCCCTTTGATCAGGGTTGATGCCGGGGTGTGTCTCGCCCTGTTTGTGTCGTGCTACCGGAAAAGGCTCAATCTTATGTTGCAAATGTCCGTTGATACGCGCGCCATTGAGAGGGAATTAAACAGCCTTGCCACGTCGCAACTGCCGTTTGCTGTGGCCCTCGGTATCAATGAGGTGGCCGGTCAAATCGCCACCGCTGAGAAATCAGCGCTCTCTGGCGACTTTGACCGGCCTACGCCCTTCACTCAGCGCGGCTTGTTTGTGTCTCGCGCAACCAAGCGCCGCCTCACGGGCGTTGTTGGGTTCAAACGAATACAGGCTGAGTACCTTGAGAGGCAGGCGAGCGGCGGCACGCGCAAAGCAAAGCGCCGCGCGGTGGTTGTTCCTGTCGGCATCAAGTTGAACAAATATGGCAACATGCCAAAGAATGCGATCAAGCGCGCCCTCGCTCGCCCCGATACCTTTTCGGGTACGGTCGCCGGTGTGTCGGGTGTTTGGCAGCGCCCCAAGCGAGGGGTGCGCCGGGCTGGCGGTGTTGGCACTAAGGGCAAAACGGGCCTCAAGTTGCTCGCAACCTATCACTCGTCTGTAAAGTATTCGCCGCGCCTCAAATTCGACACGCGGGCTTATAAGCGCGCTGAGCGAGATATTGGCCCTGCCATCGCCCGCGCATTAACCCACGCGGTAAACACCGCGCGGTGATCTGATCGGTTGAATGCTTTGGGTCCTTCCGGGGCTTATGGCACATGCGGGTAATTCGCACCCCGTGTTTTTGACCTGTTTCGTTTTTCAATTTGGTTGAGATTAGCGTTGATGTTGTTGTTGCCCTTTGGCACCCGATCGGCGCTCACAGTTAACCCTTATGCGCGAGGTGATGGCGATGAAATAGATTTGAGGGCAACGCCCGAATGTAGAAAAAACGAAAACGCTTAAGCGCCTTGTGCGCATTTAGGGCCGGGTATTCTCGGCACCGGGGCCGGGCAATGGCTATCTGCCATCCCGCCCCGTTTTTAGCTTTCAATGATGGCGGGCATCGGCCCGCAAGGCTTCGATAGGACGTTTGTTAACGCGCACCCATGCGACGCCCATTTCTAGTGGCGGCGTTTAACGGGGCGATAACGGCAACGCGCCAAGTCACCAATGGCCCGCCATCATTCAAATCTAAAATCTGCCGATCAAGAAAGGGGCAAGCTATGACTGATGATGTCAGCGCCGCTGAGCCTCTTTTAAATCGCGCTCAGCTCGCTCAGATTTTCGACGTGTCTGAAAACACAATTGATAAATGGCGCGGCAAGGGAATGCCGGTTGAGGTTGAGGGCGGCAACGGTGTTGCCTACGGCTTCAATTACTCGGCTTGCCTCGCGTGGCATGATGGCGCTCAGGCTCAGGCCGCAAGTGAGCGCAAGGCCGCTGACGGGTTTATTGCTCAAAAGCGCATGGAGTTCTTAGGCCTTCAAAAAGACGACAAAAAGGCCGGTCTTAATGCCGCTGAAATGCGGGCTCTCGCGCAAGCTGAGTTGGTTTGGATGCAGGCCGCAAAGGCGCGCGGCTCGCTCATTCAAGTTGATGATGTGGTTGAGTTGCTTGATGCGGTTTTTACCGAATTACGCGCGGGCCTTGATGGAATGCCTGACTGGCTTGAGCGTGAATTTGAGCTGAGCGGTGAGGACGTTGAAAAAGCCGTTGCGTATAACGATGAGATTTTAAAGACGATCAAGGAAAAGATTGCGCAGGCCGCTCTTTACGATCCTGCCCCCGTTATTGATCCGATTGATAAGGGGTTCATTTAATGGTTACGCTGCCCGATCGCCGATCAGGTGAGGCTTTTGAGCTGCCGCCGATGCCGCCTTACGCGGGTGTTGCTGCGGTGCTTGATCAAGCCCTGCCATCCTTGAGCCCGGCAACGCGCATGAGCGTTATTGATGCCGCTGAAAAAAGCATGAAGGTAAACGCCAATGGGCGTTGGGCGACTTTCGATCGTGGCACAACGCCTTACATGACTGAGCCCGCTAATATGACTATCTCGCGCCTTTATCGTGAGGTTATTTTTGCAGGCCCGGCCCGTGCCGGTAAGACTGTGATGCTCATGTGTACTGTGAGCCATTTGGTTTTATGTGATCCGGGTGTTTGTCAGATTGTTCACATGACTGAGGCAACGGCTGAGGTTTGGGTTGATCAAGAGCTAATGCCGATGATTGAAAACAGCCCGGACCTTGCCGCGCGGCAGGGTCGAGGCCGCTCCGATCGCAACATAATGAGCAAGAATTTTATTGGCGGCGCAAAAATTACGCTTGGCCCGCCAACAAAAACCTTCCTGAGCGGCAAGACAACCCGCACGGTTTTGATCACTGATCTTGACCGCATGGCTCTCACGGTTGGCCGCGAGGGTTCGCCCTTCATGATGGCGGCAAAGCGCACCGAAACGCTCGGCTCGCGCGGCATGACGGTTGCTGAGGCATCGCCGGGGCATGTTATTACTGACCCGGATTTCAAGCCGAAAACGCCGCATGAGGCTCCGCCTTGCGCTGGCATCTTGGACCTATACAACGGCGGCACGCGCGCCCGGTGGTATTGGGATTGCCCCGGATGCGGCGAGGCTTTCGAGCCCCGCTTTGATCGTCTGGAATATGATAAGAGCCTAACCCCGGCGGCGGCGGGTGCTTCGGCTGTGATGGTTTGCCCTCACAGCGGTTGCATCATTGAGCATCGGGAAAAGGTAAATCTCAACCGCGCCGGTTATTGGTTGCATGAGACTGCCGATGGTGGCCTTGCCCGCCTTGAAAGCGGCGACGTTTTGAAATCCGATCGCTTGAGCTATTGGCTCAACGGCGCGGCGGCGGCGTTTGCCTCTTGGGCGCGCTTGGTTGGCAAATATGAAACGGCCTTGCGCTCGTTCAATGAGGGCGGCGATGAGAGCCCGCTGCAAGTCACGATAAACACTGATCAGGGCTTGCCGTATCTGCCGCGCGCCATGACTGATGAGGGGTTCCTGAGCCTTGATGATTTGCGCGCGGCTTGCAAGCCATACGCTCAAGGCGTTGCCCCTGAGTGGGCGCGCTTTGTGATCATGTCGGTTGATGTTCAAGCTCATATGTTTGTCTGTCAGGCAACCGCGTTTGGTGTCGATGGGTGCCGCGCGGTGATTGATCGCTTTGATATTCATACGCCGCCATCCGATGCGCCCGCTGCCGCCGATCGCGCGCTTGATCCGGCGGTTTATTCTGAGGATTGGGCGGTTTTGCTGCCCCTTATGGATCGCGTTTATCCCGTTGAGGGGTCGGCTTTTGGGCTGCGCCCGATGGCGATGGGGTGCGATTTTCACGGCGCGCCCGGCGTGTCTGATAACGCAACTAAGTTTTGGCAAGCTCGGCGCAAGGCTGGCGATGCTCTCAGGTTCTACATGATCCGGGGGCATGGCGGCTATAAGGTCGAGGGTCGGCAATGGTATCGCGCGCCAACCCGTGCCAGCGATGGCAAACAGGCGCGTGACATCAAGCTTTTGAACGTGGCAACCGACAAGCACAAGGACACGACATCGGCCAGCCTTGGCCGGTCTGATGTTGGCCCCGGTGCTTTGCTGTTGGGGGCGTGGATGCCTGATAGCGCGCTGTTAGAGTTCACCGCTGAAAAATGCACCCCTAAGGGGTGGGTTCCCCGGCCAAACATGAAGCGAAACGAGAGTATTGACCTTTCAAATTATGCTCAAGCGGTCGCTGAGCATAAGGGTCTTTTAAAACTCAATCCGGCAAGCCCTCAACCGTGGGCCTTGGGTGGTCTGAAAAACCCGTTTGCGGTTGAAATCACCCCGGCGGGCGATCCGGTAAATGCGCCAACCGGCGCGCCGCCCCGGCGCAAAGTTGCGCGCAAAATGTCTTATTTGGAGTGAATTTTAATGGCTGATTACACAGCGGCAGATTTGGCGAATATCAATGCGGCCATCGCAAACGGTCTTTCTCAAGCGATGATTGCGGGCGAAATGGTGCAGTATCGCAGCTTGGCTGAGTTGCAGCGGGTTAAGCGGATAATTGAGGCGAGCGTTGCGCCCTCATCGGCGCGCCCGGCTTTCCCTGTGCGCTACACGACAACCAGCCGGGGGGTTTAAGTCATGATGCACTTTTCAAACGCCTCAATGCTTGATCGGGCGATCCTTGCGTTTTCCCCGGTTCGCGGTTTAGGCCGCATTCAAGCCAAGGCTAAGGCCGGTATCTTGATGAACTATGATGCGGCGGGCAATGGTCGCCGCATTAAGGGCTGGAAATCCCCGGCGACTGATGCCGATACGTCCTCAATGGCGGGCCGCTCAGTTCTGCGGCAGCGCTCGCGTGATCTGATCCGCAACGCGCCTTTCGCGCGCCGTGCGCAAATGGTCGTGACGAATAACGTGGTTGGCGCAGGTATCGCCCCCGTGATCACCGGGGCAAACAAGAAGGCGGCTCAAGCCGCGTCTGATGTGATCTTGCCCTACCTTCAATCAACTGAGCTTGATGCGCACCGCGCGATGAATTTTGCCACCATGCAAACCGTCGTTTGCAATAGCGTATTCGAGAGCGGCGAGGTTTTGGCTTTGCGGCGCACGCTGCCGCCGGGGTCAAGCGCGGCCATCCCTCTTTCGATCGAGATTTTAGAAATTGATCACCTCAATCAAACGATCTTGGAATTTAACGGCAATGAGGTGCGCGAGGGTATTGAGTACAGCTCGCAAGGCGTTGCCATTTTCTATCACATTTATGAGCAACACCCCGGCGCGGTTGCGCGGCGTCGATCGCTGAAAACAAATCGGGTGCCTGCTGAGGACGTTTTGCACATCAGGCGGATTGACCGCCCCGGACAGATGCGCGGCGTTCCTTGGCTCGCTCCGGTGATGCTCACCCTTGGCGAAATGCGCGACTATCAAGAGGCTCAAATTCTCAAGCAAAAAATCAGCGCGCTCTTGGCGGGCGTTGTTGAGAGCGCTGACGGCGAGGTTCCTGATAACGCATCGGGGCTTGATGAGCTTGCGCCCGGCGCTTTTGTCTACACTGCCGCCGGTCAAAAAGTGACCTTCACAACCCCGCCTCGCGTTGATGATTATAATGTTGTTATGCGCCTCGGCCTTTGGGCTGTTGCGATGGGCATTGGCATCACCGGCGAGAGCTTGAGCGGTGATCTGAGCGGCGTGAATTTCTCATCTATGCGGGCCGGTCGGCTTGAAATGGATAAGAATATTGAAACATGGCAAGAGCAAATAATGATTTCCCAGTTCTGCGCCGGTGTTGGTCGCTGGGCTCTTGCTGCTTATCGGTTGGGAAATTCCGGTTTGCGTCCGCTTCAAATGACTTGGACGGCTCAGCGCCGCGCTCTTGTCGATCCCACAAAGGAAATCCCGGCAATCATCAAAAAGATTGAGGCGGGGCTTTCCAGCCTATCGCGCGAGCAACGCGCCATGGGTCTTGATCCTGATACGGTTGCGCGAGAGCGCGCTGAGGATGCAGTGCGAAACCCCGTCCCTGTTGAGGGGGCGGATAATGAAACAAAAGGAGGTAAGGTTGCATGAGCGATCTAATCCAAAATGGTGCGATCCGGCTTTTCGGTACGATCATCAAAGATGAATATATCTGGCCTGAGGATACGGGCTATTTTTCGGCGGTGATGGTTATTGATGCGCTCTCGAAAATGAGCGGTGACGTGTCCGTTTATGTCAACTCTGATGGTGGTATGCCGTCTGAGGGTGAGGCGATCCGCGCTGCCTTCGCGGGCTATGATGGCCGCGTTAATGTCTTTGTGACGGGTAACGCTCACTCTGCCGCATCGCTGATGATTATGGGCGCTGATAATATCGAAATGTCAGCGGGCTCATTGATGCTTATTCATGATCCCTCTCAGATGGCGCATGGCACCCCCGAACAACTCGCGGCGGCGTCGGCTGAGCTGAGCCTTGTGGCTGATGCTTATGCCAGTGTTTATGCTGCCCGCGCGGGCATCACGGTTGATGAGGCGCGCGCTATCATGAAGGCCGAAACCATGCTTGGCGCGGCTGCGGCTGTTGAGGCTGGCTTTGCTGATACGGTCACGGCCTCACCGAAAAAAGACAACGCGCCCGCCACCATGAGCCGCGATGATGCGCTTTCGCGTGTCGCCGCTGCAATGCAGCGCGCTCAAGAGGCGCAAATGAAATTTGAGGCCGCTCCGGCGAGCCTTGATGATGGCGCAAGCCAAACACCCGGCCAAGAGGCCATTGAAACCGCTGGAAAGGTTACAACCATGACAAAGACAACCGCCGCCACGATCGCCGCCACCCCTGCGGCCATCGCCGCCGCCGCCTTCACCGCCGCTCCTGCCGCTGATGTGGTTATGAGCGCAACCGATGCCGTTGCTGCCGATCGCGCCCGCGTTAAGGGTATTCGTGAGGCCGCTGCGCCTTTCATGTCGCATGTTGGGCAGGCTGAGCTTGACCGCATGATTGATGATGGCACGTCTGTTGATGATGCAAATCGCGTGATCATGGCCGCTGCCGCATCCGCTCAGCCCCGCACCTCGCGCGCTGAAATCACCCGCGATGAAAGCGAAACAAAAGTTGAGGGCATGATTGGTGCCTTGATGCACCGCGCCAACCCGCGTGAGCATAAAATGGAAGGCCCGGCGACTGAATATAAGGGGATGCGCGTCAAGGCTCTTGCGATGCACCTTGCGGGCAGCTCGCGCGGCTTCAATGACATTGAGACAATCCAAAGCGGCCTGCGCTCTCAATCGCTGATGTCGGGCGCAATGGGCGTTTCTGACTTTTCCTACATCACAACTGAGGTGATGAACCGCGTTCTGCAAGCGGCCTATGCCCGCCGCGCGGCAACATGGGGCATGATTTCGCGTCAACGTAGCGCAAGCGATTTCCGCGATCTCTATTCGGTTCTGGCCGGTGGTGATTTCGAGCTGAAAACTGTGGCCGAAAACGGCGAATATCTGCAAAGCACGATCAGCGATGAGGCGCAGGGTTTGAAGCTGGCCAAATATGGCCGTCAAATCAACCTGACTTTTGAAGCGATTGTCAATGATGATATGGGTGTTTTTGAGCGCTTGCCTCAGGATTTCGCCCGTGCCGCCGGTACGCTTGAAAGCAAGATTGCTTGGGGTGCGATCCGCGATAACAAGGCGATGAAAGACGGCAAGGGCATTTTCCATGCCGATCACAAAAACCTCGGCAATGCCGGTGTGATCAATGTTGCAAATGTGGGGGAGGGCCGCGCGGCCATGTTCCATCAGCGTCCGGCGGGTTCCAAGGATAAAGACGATTTTATCCAAGTTACCCCCGATCTGCTGTTTGTGCCGCCTGCACTTGAAACCGTTGCCGGTCAATTTGTCACGGCGGTAACGCCGGGCAAGATGGAGGACGCAAACCCATTCAACACGCTGCGGCCTGTTGTTGAGGCTTCGCTGAGCGCCGCCGCTGGTGGTTCCGATAGCCGTTGGTATTTGTTCGCCTCGGATATGCCGGTTCTCGAACACGCTTTCCTTGATGGTTACGAGGCCCCTACGGTCACGACCAAAGAGGGCCAGAACCCTGATGGCGTTTCGATGGTTGCGCGTCACATCTTTGCCGCTGCCCCAACTGAGTACCGTGGCGGCTATCGTCGCGGCTAAGCGGCCCGCGATCTACACCTAACTGAGAGAGGCATCCTTAGGGGTGCCTCTTTTGATTTAGGCTCTTTTATTTGACCCAAACCTGAGGAAATTCAGATGAAAAACTACATTCAAAACGGTGATAACATCACAGTGATTGCGGCAGTTAAAACCGCGTCGGGCGATTTTACAGCGATCGGCAATCTTTACGGCGTGGCAACCGCTGATGCGGAAATCGGCGAGCCTGTAACGCTTGTGCGCAAGGGCGTCTTTGAGTTGCCCAAGTTGTCAGCTCAAGCTTGGGGTGTTGGTGCGAAGGTCTATTTTGATGGCACTGTTTGCACAACCGTTGTTGGCACCAATTTGCTCATCGGCGTTGCGGTTGCTGATGCTGCCAACCCTTCCGAAACCGGCCTTGTCGTTCTGAAATAATGCAAGGGCCTTTTCGCGGCGTCGCTGGCCAGCTCGCAAGGGTGTTTGGCGGCGTCGTGACTTTGCATCATGGTACGGCTCAGGCGCGCGATGTCACGGCGATCTTTCGTCGTGACCCCCGCATGATTGACACGCATCACGGCACGCAAGTGCAAACGATGGTGCCGATCTTGCGGGCCTCGCGCGCTGATCTTTCGGATATGGTTGAGGGCGCTCTTGTCGATCCTAAGGATGGTCGGATTTATCGCTTTCTATTCATTGAGGAAAGCTCAAGCCCGGCATCGGATGCCTTGGTAACCGCTCAGCTTGAGGATTTTTCATGAGCTTGATTTTAGTCGCTAAGGAAATCCGGCACCGATTTAAGGCCGCGCTCGCCGCCGCAAACATCGCTGTTGATGTCGGGGGTGAGGTTGTGCCGGTTTCCTTTCTGGATAGCCCGCCCGCTGGTTGGGTTGTGCCTGATGATAAGTTGCCCGCGATCTACGTTTTCAATTCAGGCGAGGGCTTGAGTTATGAGAGCTTAGATGAGGTTGAGCGCTCGCTTGGCCTTGATGTTGTTTTGATGGCGCGTGCTGTCGGCGATCCCATGGATCAGCTTGATGATATGCAGCTTGCCGTTGAGGCAACCATGATTAACGCGGGGGGCTTTGGTCTTGCCCGCTTTAATCGGCTGCAATCGGTTGATGTTGCCCAAAATCAGGGCGCGCTTTCGATCGGGGTGCGCCTGATGAAATTTGAGATTGGGTTTGGCGTCACGCCAGATGATCCCTCTCTTTAACCCCCCTTTAAATTGGAGTTTCTAGAATGACGGTAACGAGCGCCAACATTGGCATGAAAGCTACGTTTTCCCTCGGCGATGGTATCGACGGCGGGTCAACGGTATATGCAAAAATTGGCGAGGTCACTTCGATCACCTCGCCGGGCATCACCCGCGAAACAATCGACGCAACCCACCTTGAGAGCCCTGAGGATTTCCGTGAGTTCATCGCGGGCTTGCTGGATACTGACCCCGCAACGGTCAATTTCAACTACGTGGCGTCTGCGGCTGATCCGCTCTTTACGGCGATGATCACCGGCAAGTGCGATTGCCGCATCACATACCCTAACGGGGTTAAGATGGATTTTTCCGGCATCGCGCAAAGCTGGAAACCGGGCGATCCTTCGACAAGCACAATGGTTGGCGCGTTCACTGTGAAGCCATCCGGCAAGCCGTCCCTGACCGCCGCCTAAGCGCGATCACCCCTCACCTTTAATCAATATCGAAACCCTGAAAGGGAATGCTCATGGCTAATAACGTGCGCGGCCAAATCGCCGCTCAATTCAAGGGTGAAAATATCAACTTGATCCTGTCAACTAACTCGATTTGCGAGCTTGAGGATGCGGCTGATCAGCCCATTGATGAGTTTCTTGAGCGGTTTGAGCCGGGCAAAAAGGTGCGGATGAAAACCTTGCGCCTTTTGTTTTGGGCTCTGATGCTTGCTGAGCGGCCTGCCGCCACGATCGCTGATGCGGGTGAGTTGATTGATGGCCTGCGCGGCGATCATGAGCGCATCATGACTGAGGCCATCATTGCGGCCTTTCCTGAGGCGTCCGATCAGGATGGGGAAGCGCCGGAAAAGTAGGTGAGGGCGGGCCGGTTTGGGATTGGCTGGAATTGCAGCGCATTTATGTCTCGTATGGCTTAGATGCGGATAGCTTTTGGCGGATAACACCCCGCGAAATGGCGGCGCGCATTGATGGTGCGCGCCGTCGCTTGTCCTCTGAGCAAGATGGCCGGGCTTGGCTCTCTTGGCACATCGCGGCCCTTAGTCGGGCTGAGAAACTTCCTGAGCTTTCTGAAATGTTTGAAACGCGCACCGCGCCCGCGCCGCAAGATGTCGCTGAGCAAGAAATTGCGATTGATGCCTTGTTCCTCGCATGGGGTGGCGATCCGGGGCAGCTCGCAATGGCGCGCGAAAATAGGGGTTAATTCTCATGGCAACAAAAAACATCGGGAATTTGCAGGTTTCCATCGGTGCGGATACCGCCGGGCTCTCGCGCGGCATTGGCCGTGCTAAGGCGTTGATGGGTGGCCTTTCAAAGGCGGCTAAGGTTTCTGCCGTTGCTGCCGGTGCCGCCTTTGCGGCGGCGTCTGTTGGCTTGATCGCTATGACCCGCGAGGGCCTGTCTGCCGTTGATAGTCAAGCAAAGCTTGCGGCAACGGTTGATGGTTCAATTGACGGCCTGCGCGCGTTGCAAATGGCAACGGGTGATGCGGGCGTTGCGGTTGAGGACATCAGCAAAGCGGTGCAGATTATGGGCAAGCGCTTAGCTGAGGCGGCGCGTGATGGCTTCGGCCCGGCGGCTGAGGCGCTGGAAATGCTAGACCTGCGGGCTAGTGATCTGATGAAAATGGACGTTGATGCCCGATTTGGCGCGATCGCCGATCGCGTGCAAGCGCTTGGAATGAACGCGCAAGAGGCCGGTGATTTGATGCGCCAATTTGGCGTGCGCAGCAATGAGGTTGGGTTGTTGCTCTTGCAAGGGTCGGGCGCGATTAAGGCCGCGCGCGCTGAGGTTGAGAAATTCGGCATTTCTGTGTCGAGGGATATGGCGGCAAAGGTTGAGGCGGCAAATGATGCCCTGTCGCGTGTCGGCTTTCTGTTTGAAGGGATGCGCAATCAGTTGGCGGTTGGTTTATCGCCGGTACTGCATGAGCTGGCATTGAATTTGCAAGAGGCCAGCCTTGCCGGTGGCCCCCTTCAATTGGCGGTTACTTCTTTGGTTGAGGCCTTCACTGAAATGGCAACGGCCATCCTCAACCCCGCGTTTTTGAGCGCTGCAACTATGTTTGGGGTCACGATCGCAAACGGTGTTGCGGGCTTGTCGCGGGCCTTGGTGGTTTTGGCGGATAACACCGAAATTGCCGGTATCGCGATGGTGGGTCTTGGCGCGGCGATGGCTTGGTTTAGCGGCCCGGTCGGGCTTGCAATTGCCGCCATCGCCGGGGGCGTTTTTCTTTTGTCAACACGCATGGGCGAGGGGAAAACCGCCGCTGAGCTTGCAGAAAAGGCTTACAGTGATTTGCACGCTGAGCTTGAAAAGGTCGATCGCAGCAACTCGGATGCGGTGGCGTCCGGTGAGGATTTGATTAACACCCATATTGACCAAGCGCGCGCGGCCATTGAGGCGGCACGGGCTGAATATGCCTTGGCCCGCGCTGAGGCCTCGCGGCGGTTGTCTGCGTCAAAATCCATGGCCGATGCTCAACCGGGCATGTGGCCCGGCACGGCTCAGGTTTCCGATGCTGAGGCCGATCTTGCCGGTACTGATGATTTCTTTGCGGATAAAATCGCTGAGGCTGAGGCTCAGCTTGAGTTGTATCAAAAAACCCTTGAGGGGTTTTCGCGCAGCTCTTTCCCAACGCGCGGCGGCGTGTCGGGTGGTGATGGTGGGTCGGTTGATCCGATCGGCGCTGGCAAAATGACTGATCAGCTCAAAAAACTGATCAATTCCATTGATCCGGCCAAGGCTCGGATTGAGCAAATCACTGCCGCCAAAAAGCTACTGAAAGAGGCGCTTGCCGACGGCGCTATTTCACTTGAGGAATATAATTTACGCCTCGCGCAGGTTGATGAAAAATTCAAGGAAATCCCCCCTAAGGCGGGGGCGGCGTCAAAGGCGATTGCCAAGCTGAGCGATGAGCAAAAGCGCGCAAAGGCGGCGGCTGAGGCGATGGATAGGGGTTGGGATACCGCGTTTTCAAACTTGGTCAATAATATTGATCAGGGCAAAGAGGCGCTCAAGGCGTTTGTGGTCGAGGCTCTGAAAATGTCAGCGATCCGGGGAATATCCAACCTTCTAGGTGGTGCCTCTTGGTTTAGTGATCCTCTAATTGGCAAGAATGCCCTCGGCACCGATAATTGGCGCGGCGGGCTTTCTTGGGTTGGTGAGCGCGGCCCTGAGCTTGTCAATTTGCCGATGGGCTCTCAGGTGATC